ACCGAATCAGACATAGAGTCCAAACGGGACAAGACAACCGCAAAAACAGTCAAAAAGACCAAAGAGGAGGCTATTTTCCGACAAGTAGTAGGGGAAGATCTTTGTAATTATATCGATAAGGGGTTTTCAAATTATAAATGGACCCCTCCTAATATCAAAAAGGTCAACGTAAAGACCACCAGGGAGGTTACTCTGTTTATATCTGACACCCACTTCGGTTCAGACCTAAATGGAGCAGAATGTCCCCTGCCTTATGGCAAGACTGAAGAGGCTCGTAGGTTTTCAAAGGTTATATTAGAGACGGTTAATTATAAGCCCCAATATCGAAAAGAAACCAAGTTAAACTTATTGCTTGGAGGGGATATAATTCAAGGATGCCTACACGATCCTCGCCAGGGCGCTCCTGTTAGAGAACAGGTTGCTAGGGCTATGTGGCTAATAGAAAAAGCCGTTAAGATATTTAGCAAGGAATTTCCATTGGTTGATGTCTATTGTACCACTGGTAACCACGGAAGAGATAAGTCCCGTCACAAAGACCGGGGCGTAGACCAAAAGTGGGATTCCAATGAAATGGATATATACTATGGAGTTTATAGGGCTACGATTGGATTGTCAAATGTTAGGTTCCATATACCCCTAACTCCATACGTAGATGTACCTATTCATAATTCTCATTTGTTTTTAACTCACGGTGATACTGTCCTCAATGTAGGGTTCCCTTCCAGTAATATCAACATTAAATCATTGGAAAATCAAACAAATAAGATAAATGCCGCTAAGCCGTTGGGTGTGTCTTATGATATGTTTGCCGTAGGGCACGTACATACAGCTTCGGTAGTAAGACTACCCCACAAGGTAATTATTACAAACGGAGCCCTTATTCCTCCGGATCCTTACTCCCAATCTATAGGTTCTATGGATATGGCCAATGGTCAAACTCTATGGGAATCAGTCCCAGATCATCCCTTTGGCGACTATAGGTTTATTGAAGTATCTGAAGAAACAGACCGTGATACTACTTTGGACTCCATTATACCTGCTTGGCCCGGTTTCCCAGCTTAGATGACTGCCAATATTAATGGTATGGGACAGATTGATTCAGATATACTTGACGTAAATATCAAACTTAGCGGTGTAAATGACATTATAACCAAAATGTCTGTTTTTTCAGTTGAATTGGTTTCTGAGCTGAAAAAGCTAACAAAACACCATCGGAACATGAAAGACGCCAAGATAGTCAAGATGTTTGAGTACTTAAAGACCAAGGAAGATATTATTAAAATCAAGGAATGCCTAGCTAAAACCAAACAAGATTGTCAACAGGCTAATAATCAAAAGAAGAAAATAGAGGATGAACTTAAAACACTTGAACGCATCAATAAGTCCAAACCTCCTCCCGCAACCGCAAAGATTTTACAGTTTCGAGTCCCTAGTGTCCTTAAACCCTAAAGAGATAAGAGAAAAAATACATACCGATCCTGATTACGTGTACTGCAAACGTTATGGTTATTCTTTGGATAAGATGATTGAACGTTTTGATGGTCCAATACCAGATCACACTATAGCTCAAAGTCTTCTTATTTCCACTGAAGACCTGGATGAATTATATTCAGACATAGTAAGTAAACTCAGGGTAATCCTAGGAGTTATTTAGTGGAAGCTTATAGTCTGGACCAACCAGAACCAGTCAATAAGTCTGCTGATTTTAATAGTTGTTGGCATGAGGTTCTTGAAAAGGCCCGAAATGTAGATCTTCCAGAATCTATTATAGATTTAATGGTAGAGCGTAATGAGGTTGGAATTAAAAGGTATGGTGTTCCTTTGATGCCCTTTAATGGTCGTAACGCCAGAGCTGATGCCTTAATGGAGGCTTTGGACCTTCTAGCCTATCTACAGCAAATAATCATGGAAAATAGTGTAGAAAAGTCTTGGGATCCCACTATAGATAAACTATTTAATACTATTTTACTTTCATTACCTCATTTGCATAAAAATCTCTAGTAATATTTAAACATAGGGTGATTCCTATGCAACTTCTATGGCTACAACACGCTCTGGCCATAGGGGTTGTAGGTTTATTACTTGAAAACCTATTTACCGGTCTAAAATCCTATATAAAACATAGAGATGTACACTTTGTAACGTACAGTCATCTTAGCGTAATACCTGTATATAGTACAGCTGGTATGGCCTTAGAGTGTCTTAAGGTGAATATGCATTGTTGACCTCCATATTGTATGTTTTAGTTATATACAGTTCTGAATTCATATGGGCTTTTATTTATAAAAGATTCACAGATAGAAACCCCTGGGAATACAAAGGTTCTGGAAGCATACTAGGTATGATTAATTGGCATTATTTTCCTTTGTGGTTTTTGGTTTCTTTGGAATTCAATAGAATTAGTGATTTTTTGCATGGATTCTTAAGATTCCTCAATGGTTAGTTGACTAGTGTTGGTCGTTGTGCTACATTGATTAACCAATGAAAGATTTCGATCCACTAGTTACACCACATTGTCACACCCTTTCTCTTGATTCTGGCTCAACACCAGAATCTTTTTTGCGTAGAGAATTGGACCTGAACACTGGCTATATTACTACTACGGACCATGGAACTCTTGCTGGCGTTCGCAAGATTTACGATTTAGCTAAAAAGGCTAAGATTACCCCAATACTTGGTTTGGAGTCGTATTTACGCCCTCGTGAGTGTGAAATTCTCAAGTCTATGGGTGTATCCAAGACAATAGCCGAAAAGGGTCCAACCAAAGACCAATTATCGTATATTGATTATCGTAAATACTTTCACGTAACAATGCATTTTAAGGACTATGAAGCCTTCCAGACAGCGGCACGTCTTATCTCAATTGCAGACGAAACGGCAGAAACGTGGGGATCTGAGAAGAAGCCGATCTTCGGCTGGGAAGAACTTGAAGAGCTTGGGTCCAAGAACGTGACTATGGGCTCTAGCTGCTTAATTGGGGCTGTTCAAGGCCACCTTGCTCTGAACCGTCCAGATATCGCTGTTAAATACTACGAAAAGCTACGGTCTATTGTTAAACCTGGAAACTTTATTGTGGAAGTATTTCCACATAAATGTGATACTAACTGGGAGGAATCTCTATATTTAATCAATCCAGATGGTACCGAAAAACGGTTGCATCCAAATAAACGTCTTTTGGTCCTAGATGCAAAAGGAAAGCGTCATGAAATTGACGGAAAGACGCTCGCTAAGCGTTTCAAGGACAAACAAGCCGATTATAGGCTGGTCGGAACCTTTCGTTATAAGGTTTTGACTGAAGAAGAGCCGTTTCATTTTAATAATATACGTCTGGTGGAGGGATTCATACAAAATGAATGCTCCCCATACGCTCCCAATGGAGCCGTGCAAATAGGTGCCAATCAATTTGTTATAGATTTAGCTAAAAAATATGGGGATCCAATTGTAGTATCAGACGATTCCCACGTAGCTATTCCTGAACATGTGGTTGTTCAAAAGGTTAGACTATTACAGTCTGGCAATTGGCACTTTTCAGAAGGTTATTGGCGTAAAAGCTCCAGCGAGTGTTTTGAATTTTTCAATCAAAACATGGGGATACAAGAGGATGAGTTCCGTTCTTGGGTGGAGAATAGCCGTAATTGGGCTTCTGGTTTTAAGGACTTTAAGTTTCAAGATAAGAAGTCACTTCCAGCCCAATTCTATCCTCACGATACAGTAAAGTATCTATTTGAGTTGATCCGTAAGCATGGAAGGATGGACTGGAGTAACCCTAAATATGTAGAACGTCTCAAGGAAGAGGTTGTTTTACTACAAAAGAATGGTGTTACTGACTTCTTGCCATATTTCTTTACGCAGGAAGAGGTTTTGTCTGAATATGAAAAGGCCCGTCTTCTTACTGGTCCAGGAAGGGGCAGCGCAGCTGGCGTATTTATTGCTTATCTATTGGGTATTACCCATGTAGATCCATTTAAAGATGATTTGTCTTTATCTCGATTTATTACTCCAGATCGTATCCAGGGCGGTTCTTATCCTGACATTGACCATGATTTATTCAATAGAGATATTCTTGATGGCACCGAAGGTCGTCCTGGCTTCCTAGAGCGTAGGTTTGGTAAGAACCATGTAGCTAAGATTTCTACAAATGGTACCCTCCGCTTGAAATCAGCTATTAAGGATGTATGTAGGGCTCTTTACGGTGAGGTCTCTAAAGAGGTCCATGCCTTGACTAAACGCATGGCGGATGCCCCTCAGGGCGTTACAGACCAAGCCCATGTGTTTGGGTACCAACCCAAGGATGAAGACTTCGTTCCAGGGGCTATAGACACCGATCCAGCCCTTAAAGAGTTTGTATTGAATTATCCCGAAGCATGGGAAACAGCAAAACTTGCCCTATCTTTGGTAAAGGGCAAAGGGGTACACGCCGGAGGGTATGTAATCACTGACAGAGATATGCCTATCTCTAGTTTCCTACCTACAATGAATATTGATGGAGTTACCGCAACCCAATGGACCAAAGACGAGGTAGAAGAGGCTGGTGGTATTAAGATAGACTTCCTGGTAATTAAGATATTGGAAGATATCTCTAAGTGTATAGAAATTATTCAAGCTAATGATCCTAAATACCTAAACGATCACACCTTAAATGGTCGTAGGGTTCCTGGTTTTAGGCTTGTTCCTGATTTAGAGGGTAATTTACATGATATATGGGATTTACCAGAAAAAGATGAAGTATTCAAAGATATATTAGACGGTAAAACTGAAACTGTCTTTCAATTAAACACGTCTGGTGCGAAAAAATACTTACAGTTATTCAACTTTCAAAAATCAAACGGAAAGATGGGTATAAACAGTATTTCCGATATAGCTGTATTTACAGCTTTGGATCGTCCAGGAACACTAGATGCTGTTGTTTCAGATGGAACCACATCTCGGAACATGTTGGAGGAATATGTAGCAAGGGCCAAAGGTGATAAACCTATTGGTTTGATTCAGGAACTTCAAGATATTTCCCCCGATACATACGGGGTTTTGGTATTCCAAGAAACTGCCTCTAAGGTTTTTCGAGAGGTAGGTAGGGCTACATCGGTAGAAGCCGAAGGGTTCCGTAGTCATGCATCCAAGAAAAACACCGAAAAGGTCCTTAAAGATAAAGAAATTTTCATGCGTGGAGCCAAGGATACGGTTGGGGAAGAAGTGGGAGAAAAGGTCTGGGAGCAATTGGTGACTTCTAGTCGTTATTCTTTCAACAAGTCCCATGCCTGCTGCTATGCAGTTACGGCTTACGCTACTGCCTATTTAAAACATTTCTACCCCTTGCAGTGGTGGTGCGCTGTTCTCTCCAACTCTAATAGAAATGAAATACAAGAAAAGTTTTGGAAGTATTGCTCTAGCTTTGTTTTGTTGCCGGACATTAAATACTCCGGTTCTGGCTTTATCGTAGAAGGAAACAAACTAAGAGCCCCGCTATGGTTATTAGAGGGGGTTGGAGAAAAGGCGTATTTGGAATTGACCAAGCTTGGTCCATTTACTGATATTAAGGATTTCTTGCAAAAGATAGAAAACGAAAGTATTGCCAATGGAACTACAATAGAGCCAGAGGTTAAGGAATCCAAACAAATAGACCTATTCTCCACTCCTAACGAACCACCAAAGATTAAAAAAGCTCACTCTGCTATAAATCGCAAGGTTGCTTATAATTTGATTATATCTGGTATTGCTGATTCTCTATTTCCTGAAAATATGGACATATTGTCTAAATTACAACTGTATGAACAAGAAAAAGCATTAATTACTGGATCTAAACAAAAATCAATAGAACAAAAGTTTCTTAAATTTGACGCTTTGACTCGATACCAGTACCGTAAACAACTTATGCCTTATTTTGCTGGATCTGTTCTTCCTATTATGGTAGATTCTAAAATCCAGGATGTTACCAGGAATGAAGAAAAACGGATGTATGTTTACCTAGATCGATATCCGTTTGTTAACCCCTCCTATTTGTCTATGCTTGAAGATTTACCCGTATTGCCAAATAAGACAACAGTGGCTGTAGCGGCGGTTGTTTTGGAGTATAGGTTGTTTACTTACCATGGAACCAAGGAAGCTGCGGAGTATGTATTGGATGTAGCTGGACAACAAATTAAAGTGGTAAAGTGGCCAGATTACAATACAGGAGAGTTAATATCTTCCTTCAAAAAAGACTTGACAGGCTGTATAGTTATTGCTGTTTTAACTAAATCAAAGAAGGGGAAAGATCCTTCACTTGATTTAATCAATGTAATAAGAGAACCTATAACCCAAAAGGAAGAATAAAAAATGGAAGATATTGATAATTTTGTGTTAATGCTGCAAATTATTTAAAATCCACCCGTCTTGCTTGACAAGTAAGTTTTTTTAGTGTATCTTGTTGTTAAGTTTTTAATCAATGTAATAAGAGAACCTATAACCCAAAAGGAAGAATAAAAAATGGCTACACAAGATAAGATCCGTACACGAATGGCACGAGCAGCGCGCAATCTAGCGTTAAAATGTGCAAGTGGGGAAGTAAAGCATTTTGACATTGGACAGGAATTCAAAAAGGAACCTATTGTTTCAAATAATACATTTTATTCATTTAATGATTTATTGAATGTTGATTCAAAAGATAAGATCATTGGCCCAAGCTGCGCTCTTGGTCACGTCAAGTGGGAAGCTAACTACCTTCATGACGAACAAATGCCTTGGAGTCGCAATCCGACTTCATTTGAAACCGCTGCCGACCTTGTAATGGAGGCGAATGATCATGCTTATTACGACGAAAATCAAGCAGATCGTCTTGTGTTTCCTCTTCTTAATCTAGCGGACGTGCTGAAGGTAAAAAGGAAGAATAAAAATGGCTAAAGAAATCGTATATTTACAGGTGGTACATCAACCTACACCGGCAATAGCGTATCAAGTTGATGATTATATTCAAGTCGAAACCCCCTTTGGTTTTGCACTTAACGCCAATCCTGGCGACTGGGTTGTCAGGGACCATGAAACTGGTATTGTTCAAGTATTGGACCAAACTGCATTCGCTAAGTTATTTCAAGTGGTTACGTAAATAGTTTAAAGGAAAATCTAATAATGGATAAAATAGATATTATCGTAGACAAGGCCAAATTGGCTGTCAAGGCCAGCACTATGAATGTGGATGAGGTTCCCTTGAACGTTCGTGCGGCTTGGACCATGCGTAAGAACCAATCTGTGGAAGAGCTAAAGAACTTACGTTCTTCATACGGTGGTCTCATTGCTAAGGCGGTTACGCCTGTATTTGCCGATGATGTAGAGCCTTCGGTAGATACGCTGGTGTTTGATGCAAATCAGTTTTACGTCGATATGGGTAAGTCTATTCCTAACTTCGTTAAGGGACGTTTTGATGTAAACAATATAGCTCACATGCGTAATTTTATGCTTGAAAACGCGCTAGAGTTAGGTATAATGGAGTTCGATGCTATTGATTATAGTCGTTTATTTGCGGTTGCAACAGACGCTCAAGGACTACCAGTACACCTTAAAGAGCTATTTGAAAAAGCCCATATAGATTACTTTGCTGACCGATACCTAAGTAAGTCTATTTTGGATAAGCTATTCGAACGCAAGGATACCAAGGAAACACTTCCAAATGTTGTTATTAAAAATGTAAAACCAAATAAAGTAAGTACAATTTCCCGTATGTTTTCGGGTACTTACACGAAGTCAATTGGGACCGAACAGAGTCCTAATATTGAACCTAGCACTGAAAACCAAGTGGACATGTCGTCCCCAAAAAGCAGCAACAAGTCAAAGAGGAAAAACAAAAATGGACAATAATTTCGATGATGTATTTGGAGTAGCTGGTAAAAATGAAACCCTTTCAAAGCGCACTTATCTTAGTGCCCGTAAGCTAAAAGAAGGCGAAACGGTAGTTGCCAGGGTCGTTCCACCCTTTAAGAGCAATAGGAGTATTGGTCGCTGGGCCAAGCGCCATGGCGTCCATTGGGGCTTCAAGCGTACCAACAAAAAGGACGTAAATGGTTCTCCCTGGATCGCTCCGTTTCTTTGCATTGAAGAAAGAGACTGGAAGACCAAGATGGTTACCCAAAACTGCCCTCAATGCACCTCGTTTGAGGAACAATCCAACACCCTCAAGAAGCTAGAGAGTGACATTGAGAACAGCCTAGGGGCAAATCCCAGCAAGGAACAAATCAAAGTCGCCAAGAAGGCCGATGCCCGTTGGGTTAACCTATCAGCTTGGATTCGCAACTTCAACTGTGATCGCAAGTACTATATCGCTGTTAAGTACCTAGACGGAACCTTTGGAAATATGTGCATTGGGGCTGGGGCCTATAACGATGTAAAGGATTGCATCGATAAGATGGGCGAAGAGAAGACCATTAGCCCCAAGGAAGGTTGCTTCTTTGAGTTTAGTCGGGGAGTTGATTCTTCTGGTAAGACTGTATATTCAGCCAAACCTTACAGCGTTGAAGTCAATGTTGACGGAGAGGCTCTCCAGAAGCGCGTAAAGGCTCCTCTGGTCCAAGACGATGTTGAGAAGATCAGCCGTTTCTGCATGGATCTAAATCATGCCCACGCTACACCGGTATTAACGGAAGTTCAAATTCAACAATTGGTTGATAATGGTGAGGGGAACCTAGAACTAGTAGATACAATCATGGATGCAGCCCAAACTACCCTGCATAATGTCATAGAGCTAGCTCCAGGCGAAGTCAATCAGGCCAAACCGACCGCTCCTGGGGTTGTCGAGGTAAAGCGTACCGTAGCTCCTGTTGCTTCGGAGGACAGCGGGTTGGACTACCTACGGGCAGCCACTAAACACAAATCAGTCACGGTAGCTACCCCTACCGAACAAGAACTAATGGATCACCTAAGTCAGTAAAATGTAGTTGTGGTGAGGTAATATAACGCAGTATTATAGATGTTACTATACTTCTCTCTCTTGTTGGAAAATAACCGGGCTGGAACCGACTCCTATTTTAATCAAAATACCGGGTATCCCTGGAGGATGGCCCGGAGATGTGGATAAGTAGTAAACGAATTCCACCATGGGTTAGGACTGAACGCTATTTTTCACAAGAGGGAGCTTTTATAAATCTAAATTATGTCAAACTTAATAGTAAAAATCCCAACCCTACCTGGAAGAACAGATGGTCTAGAGGTTGATCTAACCCATGTATACGAAGTTTTGGGTCGCATATCTGAGGTTGGAAGCCTAAGCCCAATGAAAGCACCCGAGCTAATGAGTACTTTTAATAAGGCTTATTTGGTATTAGGAAAATATTTAAATGTTGTTCGCTTGGAAGAAATCAATGCTGTTGCTGCTCTTAACAAGCGTAAGAGTATCCTTGTTTTGGATGAAATACCTACTAAACTAAAGGAAAAGCACCTCAAAGACACTAAAAGTAATATAGACGCAATGATGGAGACTGATTCTGACTACGTTCAAATTAAGGACGTAGTAGAGCAATTGGCGGCTCTTCAAGAACTCCTAAAGCATCATTTAAAGTCTTTAGAGATGGGCTATACTGGAGCCAAGAAGCAGATTGGTGAGCATAATCCTAACCTAAATAATCGTCAATCTGAATTAAATGGTGCCGATGAGGCTAATCGTCGGCTTGGTTTTAATAGTAAAGCAAGAGTAGATACGTATTTTGGAGATATTAAATAAATGGCTAATAAATGGATGGCAAAAATAGACAAATGGGACGGTGTAATGCAAAAGAACTATAACCCATTTGCTCATACAATCGAAACTCCTTCACCTAGTGTAAATTATACTTTTGGGAAGTCTCACGGCTTACCTCTTGCTTATAGCCTTATTATGTATGGTCCTCCAAAGTGTGGAAAAAGTGTTTTAAGTAATTACTTTGCAGGTCACCTTCATAAATACGATCCGGAAGCTTTGGTTATTAAGTTCGACACTGAGTTCAGAGAAGGTCTACAGGGAGGCCAGGATGATACAGAACAAGCCAATAAGCTGTTTGGAATAGATCCGGACCGTATTCGCACTATCCAAACCAATTCTCCTTCTATATTTGATACTATTGAGCATAATATAGCTGAACAATGCGAAGAGGGCGCGCCGATTAAACTTATTATTATAGACTCTATCACTCAAATTCAAGGACGCAGAGGTTTAAATAATGAGTCTATTATGGATATGACCATTGGTGATGTAGCCCAGACCCTACAAGAAGGCTTCAAGCGCATACTTCCTGTTCAACGTAAATACAAGTTTGCTGTTATTGCCACAGCCCACGTTAGGGCCGAACTGGACCAAGTTGAACGTATGCGTGGAAACACAACCAAGATGTCTGCTAGCTGGGGCGTCCAACACTATGCTGAGTACTTTATGCATGTTCAGAGACTTATGAATGCAGACGGTAAGGTTGATGAATTAGGGAATAAGTTTGAAGATGATACTCGTTTGGACTTTAATGAAAAGCCCATTTTAACTGGTCATAAAATCAAAGTTACTATGAAGGGAAGTTCAGCTGACGGTTCTTGCGTAGGTCGTACCGGTGAATTCCTTTTTGATTACAAGAAGGGTATTATTAATCAACACGAAGAGCTTTTCACCCTATCTGTAAACCAAAATATCATTCATCGCCCAAATAATCGCACCTATGAATTTGGAGGTAAGACTTTTACTAGTAAGGAAGCCTTTTTACTAGGTTTGCGTGACGATAATGTCCTTTATAATGATGTTTTAAAGAAAATCAAAGAACTGGACTTGGGCATCGTATCGAAGTAAGATGAGCCCATGTCTATAGAACCCAAACAATTATTTAAGGTCATAGACGACCTGGGTCTTAATTTTCGAACAACAACAAATTCTTACGTATTTAGATGTCCGTTATGCGACAAGCCTGACAAACTCTATATACGTAAGAAAGATGGAGCGTTTATATGCTTTAGTTGCGCTGAAACTAATAATTTCAAGGGCAAAGCAGAATACGCTCTATCTGTGTTGACTGGTATTCCCTTAAGTGAAATGAAATCCAAGCTGTATGGGGAAATAACCTTAAGTAATTTTGAAGAGACATTTGTATTTAATTTTTTAGATTTTCAGCAAGAACCAGAACCAGAAGAACCTTTAGTATTAGAACCGAAAGTATATCCGTATGGTTATTACCCTATCTCGCACAAGTTGTCCTCCCGAGGGCTCCGCTATTTGGAATCCCGTGGAATCCCCCTGGAAGTTGCCGTTAAATACGACCTGCACTATGACATTACGTCGAGACGGGTGGTCTTCCCGGTCAAAGCCGGTGGTACCCTTTACGGCGGGCAAGGTCGCTTTACGGGTGAAACCACCTACTTTAAGGATGGTCAAGTAAGAAGGATCCCCAAGATCCTTACAGAAAATGGAACTCCTAGGGATAAATTGGTGATGTTTTATGACCGCTTGACTCCCGGCGACAAAGCTGTTATAAGCGAGGGGCCTCTGGATTCTATGAAATGTTTTGGTATCGATACAATGGTTATGATGTCGGATGGCTCTTCAAAAGCCGTTCAAAATATTGTAGTGGGTGACCAACTAATGGGTCCAGACGGCAACGCCCGTAACGTTCTTTCTGTTAATGATGGATTTGGTCCGCTATATAAGATCACTCCATCTGGCGGTGGGGACTCGTGGGTTTGTAATGGAGAACATATTTTGTCATTGGAAAAGAGACACGATAAAAAACCTATATATAATAAAATAGAAATTTCGGTCAATAATTATTTAAAATACAAGCATAACACTCAACAACACTTTTCTTTATATCGAGCTATTTTAGAATTTCCAGAAAAATCGTTGTCCATTCCACCGTATATTCTTGGTATTTGGCTGGGTGACGGAGATTCTGATCAAGCTCTTTTGACTAGTATGGATAGTGAGATAGCCCAAGAGTGGTGTAATTGGGTCAATAAAAATGATGATTTTGTAGAAATTTTAGATAGGACGGGAAACAAAGCTTCAAAATATGCAGCTAAACCATTTACTATCGCTTTGGAATTTTTGTCAGGAAAGGTACTAAGAAAGAGAAATGGGTGTAAGGGTAAAGCTCGAACAATAATGACTAATTCTAAATTAAAATTAAATGAATTGGGAGTATTAAATAATAAACACATTCCAGACATTTATTTACATGGATCTAGACAACAAAGACTAGAACTTTTAGCGGGTTTGATTGATACGGACGGTACTACTAACAAAAATCATATAAGGTTTACTCAAAAATCCAAAGTTATCGTAGATTCTTTTGTGTGGCTATCCAGATCCTTGGGGTTTAAAACATGTCTGACGCCTTATGTGCGTTCTACGAGCAAAACTCCCGGCAGACCAAGTTTATATTATAGTGTTACGATTGGTGGTGATTTGTCTGAAATTCCCTTGCGCGTCCCTAGAAAAAAAGTTCCTACTTCCTACACCCCAAAACATATTCCAACAAAAAGCCAGTTCAAAATAAATTCAGTTGAAGATGGGGTTTTTTATGGTATTGAAACAGACGGAGATCATTTGTTTCTTCTTAAAGACTTTACAGTTGTACACAACTGTGATATGATTGGCGGGAACGTAGCCTCTATGGGCAAAATCGTCACTAAACACCAAATACAACTGTTACGCCATCTCGGCATTAAGAAAATATACCTTGGATTAGACCCAGACGCTTTAGATGAGACTATTAAATTGGTTCAAAAATACGAAGATGAGTTTGATTTGTATTTGATGGAACCCTCTAAGGGCCACAAAGACCTAGGCGAAATGACATTTGAAGAAGTACTTGAGCAGTATAGTGTGGCAAAACGAATAAATAAAGCCAAACTGATTTTTGATCAAGCTTTTAACTTCTAAGGAGAGTTATGGCAGATACAGACGACATGACAGATTTTGGGTATGATGGAGACAATGAGATGGATTACACCGAAGAATTCAAAGGAAAGTGTCTTGGGGTTGGATTATCCCCTCGCAATGGCGATAAAGACCCACACGTTATGATTAATATATTAATGGAGGATGATGGTGTTTGGTTTAATCAGATGTGTGCGTCTAGTACTTGGATTGACGAACTTTTGAGACAATTAAATGCAGCGAAAGCCTATATGGTATCAGAGTGCTCGCCCGACATAATAAAGAAAAAGCAGTACGGATATAAATTTAAGAAGTCTCAATTACCCTAACTTCTAACAAGGAATACCATCTAAATGTCTGTCGAAAACGATCTAGACGCAATTCAACTCCCCTTTAGTGCTAAAAAACAAGATGCCGTTTTGGGTCACTTACTCTTTCCCGTTATAAAATCCAAGCTAATTGGTTTTTAGATGCCATTTCTAGCAAGGTTTGGACCACCAAGATAAAGTTTTATGATGAATTTAAGCGCATTCCAACCGTAGAAGAACTTACGGAGTGGGGAGACTTCGTTACGGAAGAACCTTTGGTTCGTAGCAAAATGCAACAAAAGGTTAAGCTTTCCCTTTTGGAGTCCAAAAACTATGGTAAGGATGTAATTGCTACCGAACTACAAGGATGGCTACAGGCTGTAATGTTTCAAGGTACAGCCCAAGAAGCTAAGACGTTGTTCCTACAACAACGATTTCAGGAGTGTTATCATTTTTTTGGTAAAAAGATAGAAGACATTAAAACCACCCGCTTCGTAGAAGACAAGGAATTTCAATTCGAGAACTATCTTACTGATTTCCAACAAGAACTAGTAGATCGGGACAAGGCTTTAACATTTGGTATTGGAGTTATGGATAAGGTTTTACTGCCAGACAATCAGGGGGGAGGACTCCTCCCTGGCGACCAGACTATCGTACTTGCTCCAAGTAATACTGGCAAAACTTCAACCCTAATAACTACCATCTGTGCCAACGTAAAGCGCAATAAATCAGTATTATTCATGGTTCATGAGGGCCGTCCAGCAGATATTAACTTCAAAATCTGGCAATGCATGCTTGGGGTTAAACGAGCCGAACTATTTAAGATGCTAACCGATCCAGAAGGAAAGAAGCGTCTAGATACAGCTTTGGCTCAACTAAAGCGCAATCTAACATTTATTCATTACGCTAAAGCCGGAATGAGTATTGAAGACGTTGAACCTATCATCCGAACCAAGCAGGATGAGCGTGTCGCTAAGTTTGGCAAAGGATACGACCTGTTTGTTTGTGACTACCCGGCCAAACTACGGACCAAGCAAAATGCTGGGGGCAAGCTAGAAAAGCGTTTTAGCTTGGATATTGTCTATGATTATTACGTTAATTACGCTTTGGAATTTAATTGGCATAGCATTGTTGCCTACCAATCCAACCGTGAGGGGGCTAAGGTGAACAAGGCTGACGACTCAAGGTTCCTAACGCAAGAAGATGCAGCCGAAGCTTACGGACCTATGCAAACAGCCTCTAACATCATAACTGTCAATCGTAACCCTGAATCTCAAGCCAAGAACTTGATTACGTATTATGTGGATAAATCCCGTGGCAGCGAAACCGGTATAGCTGTTACCTGTAATAGTAATTTCGGTACTACTACTACCCATAGTAATGAACTCGGAGGGGTAGCATATAGGGGTACATCCTCAGACATTGACATGGCCCAGTACTTAATGCTACAGTACCCCAATAAGTTTGTAACGGATGAGTTCTTAGCAGCCTATCAAAATCAAGGAAATGGTCAATAAATGCCTAAAGCCCCCAAAAAGACGAAAACCACAACCAGGACAGATCCTGGTGAGTTAGTAGAAATTAGTACTGTAGCTGGTGAGTTACAAATAGCCGTCAGCATGGGTGTCAGCCTTAGGGAGCGTAGACTGTTTCTGGTTGGGGATGTAGATGAAGAACTATTTAAGGCATTTATAACTGCATTTTCAGTTATGGATACTTTTGAAGCTCCTATCTATATAACCTTTCACTCCAATGGCGGCTCCATGGAGATAGGGATGGCTATCTACGATGCCATTAGAACGGCCCGAAACCACGTTACTATGGACGTGGCTGGAGCCGCAAGTAGCATTGGAGCCCTTATCCTTCAAGCCGCAGACACCCGCAGGATGATGCCGGAAAGTAGGATCATGATTCACCAGGGGAAACTATTTATTTCTGGCGAGAACCAATTTCAAGCTCACGAAATGCTTGAACACGCAGAAGATCTAAAAGAAAACAACGAACGGTATTACAATGTTTTAGCTAATTCGTCTAAGGGTAAAATGAGTCATTCGGACGTAGTTAAGGCTTGCAAGAAAGATACCTATTACGATGCTCAACAGGCTATAGACCTTGGTTTGGTTGATGAAATTGTACCTTATACCAAAAAGAAGAAGAATTAATGAGTGAAGTTACTATATTGACAGACATTTTAGCTTATTTAAAGACTAATTGGAAGAAGCTTGGTGGAATTACCGTAGCTCTTATAGTTATGTTTTTAATAGGTTTTGGTACTGGTAAGATGTCTAAGCCATTAAAGACCGTACAGCAACAAATCATTAAAAATGACGATAAGACTGTAGGTCAAACCGTTACAACCCAGGTCACGACCACTCCTACCATAAAGAATGAAGAGAAAGCCCAAGAGGTTCATAGGTCCGGTCATGTAGTCGTGGAAGAGCATAAGGATCCTCAAGGTAACGTAACCATAAAGAAAACCATTGACTGGAACAACCAAACAGACTACAGTAACAAAAATCAAACAGCATCCATTCCTACCACCGAAACTAAAGTAGCTACAGATACAAAAACCATAGATAAAGATACCAAAATCAACACTGTTACCGTAACAAATGATCCATTAAACTGGCGGTTGGGGATCTATGCTGGCCTGAACGTAACTCAGACTCCAACTAAAGACAATATAAACTTTGGGTTGCAATTAGATAGACGCATTGTAGGTCCCATTTGGTTGGGAATTTATGCGGATAAGCAAAAAAACGTAGGAATTCAAGCAAGTATAACATTTTAAGGAAAAACATGAACCGTCTCGCCTATAAGTTGCTGGAATCCTCTTTGGAGGATGTTTTGGTTGAAAATAAAGTAGATGAAGAACTTATTCCAGATATTATTGAAAGTGTAATTACTCGGCTGGAAGAGAGTTTGGAAGCTCATGATGATCCTGCCAAAAAAGATGAAGAAGAAGAACTCTCATTTGCAGACTAACTAAAGGATCGAATGGACCGCAAGGTTTATACCTCAGATTTGGATTACGGTAGCAAGAAAATTTCTACTGTTTTGAAGTCTAGTTTTTGTCAAGAACCCCTTTCTCTTCAAGGTCTGGAAGAGAGGGGTATTTTGCTTACATTCCTTATGGACCCAAACAACGCTCTTTGTGATGGAAAACCGTTTGACTATTTGGAGATGTATTTTAGAGATGGGTACTGGATAGTCCGTATGGAGGCTGTTGTTAAGAAGTAACTTTTCTGCTTGGGTTGTCGCTTCTGTAGAGACAATTTATATACAAGAGGCATCATGGCACATGGAACTCTCAATAGGCAAGCAACACAACATCGTCCAAGCAGAGAAGCAAAACTCAGTCGTCGAGAGAGGGAACTCGAGTCAGAAGTCAAACACCTAACCCGACAGCTAGCTAAGGCTAGAAAGGCCCTATCTAGGGCCGAGGGTGGGTCTCCTGAAGCGTTTGAAGAAGAAGACGAGCCATTCGACCAACCACCTTCTACTAAGCCTCCCTGCCCTAATTGTGAGGGGGAATTAGATGTCCACGATCTAGGATTTAAGGTGTTTTTGATCTGCTCGGATTGTAAATTCCGTAAGGCTGCGTAATGTTTAAGCTTAAAAAGCTATTAATCGCTGAGTTTGTATTTGGTTCTGTGTTGTTAATGGTTATTTTGGCCCCATTAACAAAAGCAATCAATTCCAATCGCAAGCCTTGACTTTTATTGAGAGTCTGGTATAGTGCTTGGGTAGTCTCTACCTAACTAAACTAAAAGGAAGAAAAACACATGGCAATTCCAAAGCAACAATACGAAGTATTTGTTAATGATCCATTTACTGGTACCAAAATAGTAGCTGAGTACCGAGGAGAGTTAGTACGCAAGGAAGATGGCTGGCCAGTCTATAAAGTTTACAGTAATTTTTTTGACAATTCCTCTAAACCTACAGTTGAGTCACAAATGAATGCGTTTCGGTGGGTCAAGAAAATTCAGGTCCTTGGACTTCCTCCAAGTCAAGAAGAAGTACGAGCCCATCTAAGCAACAATAGCATTCCAGATGGTTTCTTGCCTTAAGGAATACCATGGCTGTATATCCAGTTCTCTCTATATCAGAGCCGTTACTTTCCCAAAAGTCGGCTCCTGTTACTGAATTTAACAGTGAAATCCTTGATTTAATCAAAAATCTTCAAGACACCTTAATGGTAGAGGGTGGAGTTGGATTATCAGCCGTACAGATAGGTGTGCCGGTACAAGTATTTGTTACCTATATTGACGGTATCAAAAAGGTATACATAAATGCTTCCTGGGTTACAACTCCGAGAAGTGTTTTGGTGGAAAAATACGAAGGGTGTTTATCTGATAAAGGTAATTATCTGTTTGTATCTAGATTTGATAAAATCAAGGTAACCTACCAAGACCCACATGGTACTACATGGACCGACACAGCTACGGGCTTAAAAGCTCAATGTATACAACATGAAATAGATCATGCTTGGGGTGTCCTTATGACCAGCAAGGGCCATAAATAGGTCTAGGTTGTTAGAGGGCCAGCAGTTGAGCTATCGTCTGATTTACCATTAAACAATAGCTGGGCCGGCTGTAACATGTAGGCACTATTGGCTGTTAGGTAAGCCGCACAACTAGTCCTGCCATATTGAGGCGGTCCGTAATTGGCGCTTCCACCGAAACCATAGTCATTGTTGGTAGTTTGCTCATTACGTACAAACCGTATACCTATCGTACCGGTGGTCCCGTCTACAGACGTTACAACGCATTCTTGCCCAATGGTATTGGTACTGTCGTTCAAGAACACAGTAGCTCCTACCATAGTCATAGATGCGTTGTTTGTTGGAATAACTACGGTTCCATTGGCAGCGCCGTTGGAGGATAATGCTACGTTAAATTGTTGTAAAGTGGTTGGTTGAGCCATAATTTAGTAAAATTACCTTTCCGTTAAGCCACTCTTTGTGCCATTAAAAACAAACTATCACTTGTGACAGTGTATGGTCCAGCAAGACCAGCTACCAATGAAATAATAAATGTATTTGAAATCCCAAGTGGCTGGAAGACATAGGCTCCAGACAATACGACGGTTGCCGTGGAGCTTAGTGTGACTGTTCCAGTAAAAGATGCCGAACCAACAGTCATGTTATAAATTGAGTAGGTATAATTTGCAGCGCTTGAAAAAAGGGCCGTCCCTCCAATGGTTATTATGTATGTACCCTGAGTCGCTGGTATTGTAAGTGCTCCATTTGTAGCTCCAGCGGTTGTAGAAATTGTAACACCGCCAATTGGTGTTACGGGGTTTGCACTTACGGAACCTACCCATAAATGACTTTGACTATTTGTAACGCTTACGGCGGCTGATGCATAATTACACATACCAACACCTGGAGGTGGAATTAGATTTCCGGCACTTGTTATATAACCTTGATAGTCTATTGATGCTATTTCTGTGTTGAAATTTCTAATAGACACAGCTTTCCCACTTACTAACGCTGCTTCTGTATTTAAAATCACTCCAGGACCGCTAGTTGACACTCCACCTCCAACTAGAACCAATGGGCCTGATGTCCCCGTATTGATTTGAGAACCAGTATTTGTAGCTCCTGTTCCTGTTCCAGCGGCAGGGTAGGCGGTTGTATTTCCTACCAAACTCAATAAAGTAGAAGAGTCGTTTTCTAGTTTAATTTGAGCGCCAGGGGTTTGTCCAACCACCTCAATTAAGGCATTTGTGGTTGAATTTCCAGCTTTTCCCCGGAACACGTCTGAATATCCACCAATTACGTTGTCTGTCTGAAACCATGTAACTCCTGATGAAACTGAGTTGTGATGATTAAGAGCGCCAGTTAAAGTTAAACTTGTTCCAAATCCAGATTGACCAATACTCACTCCAGTATCATAGGTATTGGCACCAATCATTATTGTTCCTGAAGCTGGACGTGTTAAGCCTAGAGCTAATATTTGTCCGCTATGGGCTCCAGACATCACCGGTACAATAGGGGTGGAGGTACTGGAGGTTCCACTGTTTGTGTATAAGCTAGTGGGGTCGTTGTAGATTTCAACGATACCAGTAGTGCCAGTACCTCCAGAGCTAACCGTAGCAACCCCTCCTAAAACAATAGGAACTGGATTTCCATCTCCTCTAGCGTAAACCGTACCGTTGAAATTCCAAGCCAAAGCATATGGGATTCCAGGAGTCCCAGATCCCTGTAAGTATAGGTTGTTCCACTGACAAACAGCAGGAACTAAAGCGGTACTAGGGCTGGTATCGCTTCTGTCTAATAGTATGTAAAGTACACTACCTGTAGCGCTTAAATCGGCAGTACCATTTGTAATGGTATTGTAGTTGGCGTTTGAATTTGTAAAACCAACAGTTATTCCGGTCCATGTAAGTGTTGGAGATACATAGGTAAATCCACCTCCAGCACCTATGGCCGTTACAACATCGTTTGCACCTGTGGATGGGCTGTACCAATTGCTACCACCACCTATTTCCCATATACGAGACATTACGGCATCTTGCCAAGCTTTTTGGCTGTAAATAGACTTATCAGCAGAAACGAATGGATTATTGCTGGTGCTGGTCGAACTTATATTTGGTTCTACTAAGCGCAGGGTGGACGAAGGCCAAACATAGCTATTTGAGGCGCTAGGACTGTCTCCACCGCTTCCTAGCCGGAACGACATGGGTCGGCAGTCCTCTATGCTCGTTACGTTGCCACGGTCATCTACAGCGACTTGAGCTACCGGGCAAACATTTGGACTAGAACCGAAAAGGGTAGTAGAAATGTAAATACGGTATTGTAGAATTTGCCCTGTATCTGTTTCGCGGTATACTTCTTGATCCAAATTGGGTATCAAAAAAGCTACTTGGTCGGCAGTTGTGTCGTCTGGTATTCGGACCAAATCCAAACCAACATAATTTACTGTATTTGCCGTAAAGGAACCAACAATTAGTGGATTTGTGGTGGATAGTATTTGTACTGGCTCTGATTCAGCTGTATAAAATATGGTTCCCGAAGAGGTGGCTCCATAATGGAGCAGCGCTGTATCGGAAAGGTCTAATTGTAGGGCCGTAGGAGGACCACCAATACCGGCTGGATTGATAGTAGCCCCTCTGATCACCAAAGGATCCCTACCACTCATAATTTGACCGGCTAAACAGTCAAAATCTCCTTGCACTCCTGCGTCAAAAAGCCGCAATGTAGAAACGTCTACGCGCTGTTGACTATATAAAGCAGCCGCTCTAAGTACAGACATTATATACCGCCTTTTTGTTCTTTTTTAGCCATTTTTGGATTTTCAAGTTGTTGTTTTTTCATAGTCTATCCTTTTAAATCGTGCTTTCTAGTTGGATACCGTCGCTGGTCCAATCGATGGCCGTAAAGCCTACTGACCCACTAATTATACCTCTGGAGGGTATATCCCAATCTTGAGATTGGACCAAACAGGTATCGGAACGAAATATCACTTCTTGGCTTATTCTGTTTATTAAAATTATGCTGGCAAACATGGAGTTTTGAACCAAAAGAGGAGGGGCTGTTATTTCTTGTCCCTCCAACCCTCCATCCCCCACCAGTTTATATAGTTCTATGGTTCCATCTACCTGTATTGTGGTAGGGATGTTATCAAAAGGAAAGGCGCTATCTAATCCAAACAGCTTTTTGGATGTGTTTACGATACGCAACCTTATGCTACGGCAGTTTCCCCATGGAAATCCGTTAATAAATACCAGTATTTGGGAACCACCCATTACTTTATTGGAAGCAGCTTGGGTCATTTATTCCCCGTTAATATCGTATACCTGCGTAATACTTGATAATTTACCGTTACCACTGGTAGGATAACCTGCGGCCCCCAAGCCTGTATCTCCTGGATAAATAACGTCAAAGGTCAAATCCACTCCTGAAGCAACTATGGCTGTTATATCCGTAATGGCTGCATTTACTCCGGCTGTATTGGCGGTAGCCCAAAAAGCCCCTACTGACGTTATATTGGGAGGAATCCAAGGAGCCTTGCTGTATAGTAAGGTTACGTCTGTACCAGAACTTATGTTCTTTGGAAAAACATAGTTGGGGTCTATTTGTAAATGGGTAGAATCTTGCACTCCTACATATTTAATCGGCCTATCGAAATAACTAGAACCATATCCTATGGCTACCCAGCCAGGAGTATTTGGCCAGCCGTTTGTAGATGATACGGTCAAGACAGGATTGGTGGAACCAACCGGAATTGATTGTTCTATATCAGTAGAGGTATCGGTTATACTTATACCATCGACAGGATCAAATATATAAGGACCCGGAAACTCTGTATTTACTGGTTGTGCAACAGCAGCCACTGTACCTGTATTGGTAATATGTTGGGTTGGTAACGGTCCTAAAATAGTATTTTCTATATTAAAACCAAATATTGTGCTGGTACCTATTATGCTGACCCTGAATAATCCATTTAATCTACCCGCAGCAAAAATAATGGATGGATCGTTTCCATTGATAACCCAATCTCCACTAACCAAAGTGACTGGCCATTGTACTCCATCGATAAACACCCAATCGCCAACTTGTAGGCCGTGGTTGTCTACCGTAGTCACTATGATGCTGGCTGTGGTTTGGTTGGAGGCTATGGTAATCGAATAGTCTGTTATGTTGTGTACAGTGGAGGCGTGCAGGTAAGAGCCTGTACCCTCTTCCCTGGATAAAGAGGTAGTAGTTACAGGTAATACAACCAGTATTGAATTATCTGACATTATACTACATACCCCTTCTGAACACTTCCCCTAACCGGTCTAAAGAACATCAAATCAGTATTTGTGGATTCTATAAATGTCTCTGTAACTCCATTTAGATTGAAAAATTCAAACCAATAGGTATTGGATACTGGATCTACATATATAGCTGTTATAACCCAGGTACCCCTATTAGTTGTTGTTGTACCATAAAAATTAAGGTAATCTCCTACTTGTACCCCAGAAATATCAGGAGTCGGTCCAGCATAGTAAGTCATTCTAACTATTCCGTTGCCTTGAGGGACTATATGCCAAGTAGGAACGGTTGGTAGTTCTCCCAACGACCTTCCGACCAACAGAGCAAAAAGGAACTCATTTTGAGCTTCACCACCCAATATCCTTACGTCCGCAGCCAAACTGTATGTATTTGAAAATATACGTAAATATGTATTTGAATCTTCTGGATTGAAATAATCTATAGCATAAGCGTTTATATTGTTTAACGTAAAGGCTCTATTGATTACTCCCGCACATTCTATAGCTGTGGCATTGGCTATATCTGTAAAATTAGCCGTATTAAATGTTGCTTTAATCATTGGAAAACCATCTATTTGTATGAATAATTGCTGCCCATTGGATAGAGCCCATGGTTGGAATGTGGTGGTTTCTTGAAATACTTTAACTTCGTTGTCGCCGTAATAGGCGTCTAGTATTTTCCAAATAGAA